CAGAGAAAAGAGATAGAGAAAAGAGACAGAGAAAAGAGACAAGAGACAGAGATAGAGAAAGAAGGAACGGCGGCAGAGCCGCCTGCCCCCCGCCCTTCTATTCCCTATGAATCTATCAAGGCTTTCTACAATGAAATCTGCTTGTCCTTCCCAAGATGCACCGCAATGAGCGAAAGCCGGAAAAAGGCTATCAAAGCCCGTTTCAATAGTGGCTACACTCTGGAGGATTTCAAGCATGTATTCATCAAGGCTGAGAGCAGCTCTTTCCTCAAAGGCCGGAACGACCGGAACTGGACAGCCTCTTTCGACTGGCTCATTCGAGACAGCAGCATGGCGAAAGTCCTTGATGGAAACTACGACGATCACGACACAGTGCCCGGTCCTGGCCCAAGACCGACCGGAGGCGGGCGGAACAACACCGGCTTCCAGACCTCAAACCCATTCCTTGAGATGCTGAACGAGGAGCGTGACAAACGATGACCAGAGAAGAGACACTTGCTATTATGTCCGTACTTCGGGCTGCTTATCCCACCTATTACCGAGATATGACGCGCCACGAGGCTGAAAGCGTCGTATCCCTGTGGGCGGAAATGTTTCGGGATGATACCGCCGAGGTCGTGGCCCTGGCCGTGAAAGCGCACATTGCCAACGACAAGAAAGGCTTCCCGCCCCACATCGGGGCTATCAAAGAGGCCATAGTCAAGATCACGACGCCTGAGCAGATGACCGAGGCGGAAGCGTGGGGCCTGGTGATCCGGGCTATCAGCAACGGGACGTATGGCTCCAAGAAAGAGTTCGATGCCCTGCCGCCTGTACTCCAGCGGCTTGTCGGTAGCCCGAATCAGTTGAAAGAGTGGGCGGCCATGGACGCGGACGTCGTTTCCTCTGTGGTGGCGTCAAACTTCCAGCGTAGCTATCGAGCCAGAGCAGCCAGCGAACGGGAGATGCTGAGTCTCCCCGGAGATGTGAGACAGGCGATGCAGAGCATTGCAGCGAGCATGGCCCTGCCTGAGCTGTCCGTAGGAGGTACAGGGAATGGCTGAGATACGATACACCATCCAAGGAGATCCCCGGACGAAGAAAAACAGTATGATGATCGCAGGCAAGGGCCGCCGGTGCCCTGTCTGCAAGAAGTTTGAAAAACAGTGGGTCCGGCAGGGTAAGGCGCACGACGAGTTTGCTGAGACGGCCAAATGGCAGTTGCGCCCCCTGCCCCCGAAGCCGATAGACTGCCCCGTCAATGTCCGGTGCCTGTTTTACATGAAGACACGGCGGATTGTGGATAGCCTGAACCTGCTGGCGACTATCGACGACCTTCTGGTAGACACCGGGATTCTGGCTGACGACAACAGCAGGATCGTCGCAGGACACGACGGCAGCCGCGTTCTCCACGACCCACTCAATCCCCGTGTGGAGATCACAATCACGAAAATACCAGCCGATGAGCAGCTGGCGATGTTCTGAGATTTGCGACCAATTTGCAATTAAATTAAAACCAACTAATAGACCAACCAATAGACCAACTAATAAACCAACTCAAACTAATTTGGAGGGAGACTCATGCATGGAAACGACACGATGACGAAGGAACGCCTGGCCTCTTACATCTCCCTCAGGGTGGAGGTTGACAACCAGCTGGAGCGTCTGACCCGCATGAGAAATGAAGAAAAAATCCCAGCTATGAGAGAAAGCGATGGATCACAGCACAGCCCTGGAGCCGGGGACCGCATGGAACGAGCTATCATTCGTCGCATGGAGTACGAGAACCGCGTTATACCGCAGATCGAGGCAGCCCTGGCAGAGATGGAGGCTATCGAGAACGCTATTTATGCGGTGTCGGACCCGATGGAGCGAGAGGTCCTGCGGCTCAGGTACATGGAGGGTGATTACATACGCCACCTGCCGTGGCGAGACGTTGCGCTGAAACTGTTCGGAGATGATGACAAGCGCCACATGGTAGCCACCTACCGGCTCCACACGAAAGCGCTCCACAACATCACAAGCTGAAAGGGACGCCCAGTTGGGGCGTCTTTTTTATGCCCTGATTTTATACACACCGAATACACACAAAATTATTGACTTTTGTGTATTGAGTGTGTATAATAATAAGAGTAAGGGGGACAGACAATGAAACGCAGAGATTTGATAAAGCTACTGGAGAAAAACGGTTGGTATCTAAAGCGCAATGGTGGAAACCATGATATTTACACCAACGGGCGAGAGAACGAGCCGGTCTCCAGACAGAGCGAAATCAAAGAAGACCTTGCAAAAGCAATCATCAAACGGAGAGGGCTGAAATAAGCCCTCTCCACCCCCTGCACCATCAAACAAGGAGGGAAAAAGCGTATGAAAAAGGCGTATCCTGTTATCTTTACCCCAGCGGCAGAGGGGGGCTTTACGTCCTATATGCCGGACTTCGATATAAACTCCCAGGGTGACGACCTGGCGGAGGCAATCGAAATGGCGCGGGACGCCATGGGGATCATGGGAATTGATATGGAGGACGAAGGGAAAGCCCTGCCGGAAGCCTCTGAGAGCGTAGCGCATAATCCCGGTGACGTTGTGTCCTTCGTCGATGTTGACTTTACCGAGTACCGCAGGCAGAACGATATGCGGACCGTCCGGCGGAATGTGTCGCTGCCGTCCTGGTTGAACGCTGAGGCAGATAAGGCGGGGCTGAATGTGTCCGCCGTCCTGCAAAACGCACTCCGGCGAGAGCTTGGCGTCGGATAAAAAATAAAAATCGAAATGATAGCAAATGATAGCTTTTGTGGTTGTTTGTAATCTTATTTGCGTGATATAGTACAACCATCGGAGCAAGGCCGCACGGGGAAACCTGTCGCGGCCTTTTCTGTTGGAGGTGATAGCATGGGCGGCAGCTCTGGTATCGAGAACTACGGAAGTGTACTAAAAGAAATTCGAGGGATGCGAAAAGGGGCTGAGACCTGCATCAAGCGAACAATGTCCGATATGCGGACCCGTGTTCCTGGGTGGGTAGCGACCGAGGTTGCCGCAGTCTATGGCATCAAGAAGGGTGAGATCACCCCGTCAAAGGCTGGCAAGGGCGGCAAGAAAGCTGGCGGTGTCAGCGTCCGAGGCGAGACGATAGACTCTATGGAGATCGTCTACAGGGGCCGCGTCCTGACCCCCACGCATTTTGGGATGACGCCAAAGGCTGCACCCCTGAACAGAGGGTACACCCTGAAAGCCTCTATCCTGAAAGGCTCCAAGTCCACCCTGGGCAAGGTGAAGAAGCTGACGAAGAAGCAGCGGAAACAGATCGGGAAGAACTTCCGACGGCAGGGCACGAGGTCGAGCGACCATTCCCCCATTATGCTCATGGGCAATGGCGGGGGCGGCTCTATCCCATTCCAGCGTAAGAGTCCGAACAGGAAAGACCTGGAGGTCATCAAGACAGTATCCCTGCCGCAGATGGTGTCCAGTGATAGAACCAAGGACAACATCGAGCGAGCTATCAACGAGGGCCTGGAGAAGCGCCTACAGCAAAACCTGAAGCTGATCCTGAAATAGAATAATAAGCGCCACGCCTGCGGATATTATTCGCAGGAGGTGGAACGTGGAGGATACGAGGACGAAGTACCGGCTGACGTTGGCACAGTACATGGAAGAGATCAAGAAGGTGGAGACAAAGGCGAAGAGGGCCATGCGGATAACTCTATGGCTCAAGATCATCTTGTCTATCGCCACCGTATCTGCTGTGGGCGCATGGCTGAAAGGCCACGGGGCAAAGGAAGTCTGGGCATTCATTATCGTGTTGGCTGAGCTGGCCGATGCTATGATGAACACACTGCCCTATGCTGAACAGCGGACGAAGCTGCCGCAGATGAAGATCAAGCTCACTGACATCTATGTGGAGATGGAGCATGACCTGACACGCCTGGAGACTGGGATAATCACAGAGGACGCCGCGCTGGAGAAATACTTTGCGCACAGGGACACATGGGGGAAAGCACTCGCATAAAGCGCGGCTTTCTCTTTTTCTTTTATTTATTTTCTTTTTCTCTTTTAAGAACATACGAACGTAAGAAGTAATACAGGTAATGGCTACATGGTCTCTTAGCTCAATGGCAGAGCTACCGGCTCATAACCGGATAGGCATGGTTCGATTCCATGAGGGACCACCACAGAGGGCATGACCCTCTGGCATTTCTCATGTCTCCTTCTGTAATATATATGACCACAACCAGGTAAGGGTCACGCAGGGAAAAGCCCAGGCAGTAGCTGAGGCAATACCGCCCTGTGCTCCAGTGCAATTCTGGTGAGCCTGGACCCCTCAAGGATAAGACACCGCACGAGGCCGCTACGCTGCGCTGTGTGGCGTCGAGACACGAGGGGGTATAAGTTGATTAGGCAAGAAGAAAAATGCAGCACAGGCGATCCTGCGAGGCGTGAGAGAATTTCCGTGGGTCCTTCCGACGGTCGAGGGCGTCTGTGGTGCTCGCGAGCCCATTTTTTGCCTAGTTTTGAAATTTTGAAAATCGGCCATTTCGTTACCACGGGCCAAAACGTAAGAGGTGAACAACCGTGAAAAATATAGCTGCAATCAACCAGGAGCGCAGGCTCATTTCTGAGCTGAAACCTGCTGAGTACAATCCGAGAAAGCGGCTGCGGCCTGGAGATGCAGAATACGAGAGCTTAAAGCGCAGCATCCAGACGTTTGGCTACGTTGATCCTATTATCGTCAACAAAGACGGTACCGTGATCGGTGGACACCAGCGTCTTTTTGTTTTGTCTGACCTGGGGTACCTGGAGGCGGACGTTGCTGTTGTTGATCTCAATAAGCAGGACGAAAAGGCTCTGAACATTGCCCTGAACAAAATCAGTGGTGAGTGGGACCAGGAAAAGCTGGCGGCCATATTTTCCGAGCTGAACCTGGAGGGCTACGACGCCACTGTTTCTGGCTTCCAGGATGACGAGATAGCCAGTCTGATTTCTGGCGTAGTGGCTGAGGAAGTCGAAGCTGCCGAGCAATACAGCCGAAAGGTGAACGTCCCACACTACGAGATCACCGGTGAGACGCCTAAAATCAGTGAGTTGTTTGACCAGTCAAAGGCCCTGGCCCTGCTGGATGACATCGAGAGCGACGGAAGCATCAGCGAAGAGGAACGAGAGTTCCTGAGACTCGCTGCCATGCGGCACGTCGTTTTTAATTACCGAAACATCGCTGAGTATTATGCCGCTGCCAGCCCTGCGATGCAGGGGCTTATGGGAGACTCGGCCCTTGTGATCATCGACGTGGACAGAGCGATAGCCAACGGCTTTGTGAATCTGTCCAAGGCCGTCGAAGCTATCATTGAGGATGGGAAGAGCGAAAGTGCGTGACGACTTTGCTGTTTTCATCCTGACTCATGGCAGAGCTGATAACGTGGTTACGCTCAGGACCCTTGAGCGGCAGGGGTACAGCGGGCGGTGGTATCTGCTCATTGATGACGAGGATTCTATGGCCCCGACCTACTACGAGAAATTCGGCAGGGATCACGTCATTACTTTCTGCAAGCAGGCTGCCTTGGACAGGGCTGACACCATGGACAATTTCAACGAGCATCGAGCTATCCTGTACGCCAGAAACGAGAGCTTCCGAATTGCGCGAGAGCTTGGCCTGACGTATTTTCTCCAGTTGGACGATGATTACTCCATTTTTATGCTCAGGTATCCTGACGGTAGTAAATTGGCCCACTTGACGCTCACGGGAAAAAACCTGGAGACGCTATTCGAGGCTATGATCGACTTTCTGGATTCCTCTGGGGCGCTGACCGTGGCGTTTGCCCAGGGTGGTGACTACATTGGAGGCTTGGCCGGTGGAGCTTATGAGAAACGCTTGATGCGAAAAGCCATGAACACGTTTTTCTGCCGGACTGACCGCCCGATAGAGTTCCGAGGGACCATGAACGAGGATGTTACGGCATATACCACGCTGGGGAGCCGGGGGGACTTGTTCTTCACTGTCGCGGATGCCTGCATCGCTCAGTTGCAGACACAATCTCTGAGCGGCGGCATGAGCGAGGCGTATTCTGAATCTGGGACCTACTTAAAAACTTTCTATTCGGTCATGTCTATGCCGTCCTGCATTAAGGTTAGCATAATGGGAGAAAAACACAAACGAATCCATCACAGGATTAACTGGGAGTGCTGTGTCCCTAAAATCCTGGACGAAAAATACAGAAAGGACGTTGACTGATGCTAGGAATCACTGGTGATAAGATGCTGTCGCACATTGACAGGATCGTCGGAGACAACAGGCCAATAACAGCCGACGTGTTTCTGACCAACTACTGTAACAACAGCTGCCCGTACTGCACATACCGTCGCTGGAACCTGGAGGACGGCGCGTACTCGATGGGCTATGACGAATTTGTCCTGTATGCTGAACGGCTGCTATCGTTTGGAGTGCAGGGCATTATCCTGACCGGGGGCGGAGAACCTACCGTCTGCCGAGATTTCGAGAAGATCACGTCCTGGATGGAGTCACAGGGAATCCACTACGGAATTAACACGAATTTTAATCGGATGGTCCGCATCAAACCTGACTATCTCAAGGTATCTTTGGACGGCTGGGACGAGGATAGCTACGCCGAGCGCCGGGGCGTCCGACATTACCAGCTGACACGAAAGAATATCCAGGCGTATGCAGCATGGAAGCGAGAGAATAGCCCCAGCACGTCCCTGGGCATCCAGTGTGTGGTCAAATCTGTGGAAGATGTGGAAAAATTCTTTTCTGCCAACAGGGATTTGGACGTTGACTACATCGTTTTCAGGCCGGAAGAAAGCACCGGTGGGAAAGCCTATGCTGGGGAATCTGCGAGAGCTTCTGCTGCTGAGATTATTCAGGCGGTGAATAAACTTGCAGAGACAGACGACCGTGTGGTGTGCAACTTCAAGTGGAACTTGCTGGGCGTCCAGGAGCGTGATTGCGTGGCTGCCTGGTCCCAGATTGCCGTGAATGAGCGCGGCGGCATTATGTTCTGCTGCCACAAGCCGTACCAAGTCCTTGGCCACATCATGGACGAGGATATTCTGGAGAAAAAGGCGGCTGCTGTGACGGATATGCGAACCTGTGACATTCCGTGCAGGCTGACAGCACCAAACGCTTTCGTAGCCAGCACAATGGCCGAGAGAAAGGACGCTTGTTTTTTATGATCTAAAGGCGGGGTGATCTTATGGCAGAACAGAGCAACTTACAACCGACGACTGTGATAGCCCAGATCTTCGGCGTGTCTACCCGGCGGGTGGAGCAGCTAAAGGCCGAGGGCATCATCAAGGGCCACGGGAAACCGACAAAGTATGACCTGCTGCCTACGATCAAGGCGTACATATCCTACCTATCAGACAAGGCGTATGGGCGGGAGAAGAAGCAGACCGACGCACAGCTGGCAACAGCGAAGCTGGAGGCTGAGAAGAGAATCAAAGTCGCCAAGGCTGAAATGGCCGAGCTGGAGCTACGAGAGCTGAAAGGTGAGCTGCACCGGGCGTCCGATGTTGAGGCTATCACTACGGACCACGTCATGTTCCTGCGCTCCATGCTCATGGCACTGCCAGGGAAAGTGGCTGTCGATATGGCTGCGATACAGTCCGCGCCGGAGGCTGCGGAACGCATGAAACAGGAGGTATACAACATCCTGGGGCGGCTGGCCTCATATCGGTATGACCCTGGCGAATACAAAGATCGAGTGATGGAAAGGCAGGGTTGGAATGAACGACAAGGAGACGACGACGACTAAAAAACGCCGTATGCGTTCCGTTGATCGGACCTTTGCTCGTTCCTTTGCGAACTATACGCCCCCTGCTGATCTTACTGTTTCCGAGTGGGCTGAGGCCCACAGAGTATTGTCCCGCGAGAATAGCGCCGAGGCTGGCCCGTGGCGCAATGCCCGAACCCCGTACCTGGTGGAGATCATGGACGCTTTCACCGACCCGAAGGTGGACAAAATAAGCCTTGTTGCATCGTCTCAGGTTGGTAAGTCCGAGCTGGAGCTTAATATCATCGGGTATATCATCGACCAGGACCCTGGCTCAATTCTGTATATCCAGCCTACAGTTGACGACGCAAAGAAATTTTCGCGGCTGCGTATCGCCCCGATGATCCGGGATAGCCTGACCCTGCGGCAGAAGGTTGCAGACGTAAAGAGCCGGGACAGCGGAAACACCATGCTGCAAAAGTCTTTCCCTGGCGGGATGCTTACCATTGTAGGCTCCAACAGTGCCAGTGGCCTGGCATCTACCCCGGCAAAATACGTCCTGGGCGACGAGCGCGACCGGTGGGCCTTATCGGCCGGAACTGAGGGCGACCCCTGGGCGCTGGCTGAGGCCCGGACGACGACGTTTTACAACTCAAAAATGGTGGATGTATCCACCCCGACCGACAAGGAAACCAGCCCTATTGCCAAGTCCTTCAACGAGGGCACTAGGGAACGCTGGTGCCACAAGTGTCCGCACTGCGGGGAGTATTCCAACATCATTTTCGATAACATCAAATTCGATTTTGATACCGTCGGAAGTGGCAGGAAGAAGGATTACATCATAAATTCTGTTTCGTGGAGCTGCCCGGAGTGCGGCTGCCTCTCTACCGAGGAAGAAATGCGCAGGCAGCCCGCAGAGTGGATTGCTGAGAACCCAGAAGCCTACGCCAAGGGGCACCGTTCATTCTGGTTGAACGCTTTTTCATCCCCGTGGCAGGCGTGGTCGAAGGTGGTTTACTCGTTCCTGATAGCCAGGAAAGACCCGCAGCGACTCAAGGTCGTGTACAACACGATGCTGGGCGAACTGTGGGAGGATCGCGGCGACCTGGAGGACGAGGACACCATGCTTGGCCGCCGTGAAGATTACGGCCACCGAGAGGATGGAACTCCGGTGGAGCTGCCCGATGGCGTCCTGGCCTTGACGTGTGGCGTGGATACTCAGGACGACCGTCTTGAGTACGAGGTCCTGGGGCATGGTCATTACGGCGAGACCTGGGGCATCAAGAAGGGCATAATCATAGGCGATCCTGCTTACGATGACCCATGGAGGCGGCTGGACGACGTGCTGGAGCACGTTTACCGGTTCCGGGATGGTAAGGGGCTGACCATAGCCCGAACATTCGTAGACAGCGGTGGACACAAGACACAGCACGTCTATACTCAATGCAGGGCGCGGCTGAATAGGCGCGTTTTTGCGATAAAAGGCCAGGGCGGGGACGGGATACCGTTCACCAAGCCGCCGAGTAAAGTCAAGATCGTAGTCAACGGCAGGGCGATGGGTCAAACGTGGCTCTATTCCCTGGGCGTTGACGCAGGCAAGGCGGATATATTCGCCGCCTTGAAGGTACAAGAAGCCGGTCCGAAGTTCTGTCACTTCCCGAAGGGGGAGGAACGGGGCTACGACACGGCTTTTTTCAATGGGCTTTTGTCTGAAAAACTGGTAATGAGGTCTGATCGAGGCCGGACACGCTGGGCATGGGTGAAGCTGCCGGGGCACGAACGAAATGAGGCCCTGGACTGCCGAAACTATGCCCTGGCTGCGTTCCGGTCCTGGGACCCTGATCTTGACGCTGTGGAGCGCAGGCTTCGGGGTGTTGGGGATTCTGCGGAAACAAAACAGAAAACCCGGCGGCGCGGTGTGGTCAAACGCAGGACGTCCGCCGGTGACGATTGGTAGGAGGTTTGCACATGGCAAGTAGAACGGTGCTGGAGCTACGGCTTGAGCGGAAGAAAGAGGCCCTTGCTGCTGCCGAGGAAGCGTACATTGCACTGCTGAAAGGCCAGGTCAAGGCTTACGCAATCGGGAGCCGGAACCTGACACGCTTTGATCTTCCGCAGCTGGAGGACACCATTGCGAAGCTGGAAAAAGAGATCGACGAACTGGAGTCACAGCTCAACGGAGGACGCCGCCGAAAGGCTGTGTCTGTGATTCCTCGCGACTGGTGATTATTCCATAGGTTATCAGCCCATGCGACGGGCTTTTAACATAAAACCGAAGAAAGGAGGAAGCAATGGGAACGCAAGTCAAACCTAAAAGCGCTGCCAACTCTCGCGTGGTTATGAAGGGCTACTCCCAGGCCGGGGCCAGTTATACCAAAAAGGCTTTGAAGGGCTTCCGTGTAGCCAGCGGCGCACCGTCTGAGGATATTGACCAGAATAACTACACCCTGCGGCAGCGTAGCCGGATGTTATACATGGGTGCCCCGATTGCCACGGCAGCCCTAAAGCGGCAGCGGACGAACATCGTCGGCTCCGGTTTGTGGCTGAAAAGCACCATCGACCGGGATACCCTGGGAATGACAAAGGAACAGGCGGAAGCGTGGCAGCGCAGGACGCAGGCGGAATTTGCTCTGTGGGCTGAGAAAAAACAGACCTGTGACGCCACCGGCCTGAACAATTTTTACGGGATGCAGCAGCTTGTGGCCCTCTCGTGGCCCATGAGCGGCGACGTGTTTGCCCTGGTCAAGCGGGCCGAGGTGACGCCTCTGGCCCCTTATTCCCTGCGCCTGCATCTGCTGGAGGCAGACCGGGTGCGGACGCCCACGGCGAGTGGCGGCCTGTTTGCCGCCAACCAGACAAAGGGCAAGGAACCGACGACCGGCAACACCATTTATGACGGCGTGGAGGTAGACCGGAACGGGGCTATTGTGGCCTACCACATTGCCAACACCTACCCGTATCAATACGACGGGACCACGACCGAGTGGGTCCGTGTGGCGGCCTACGGGGCTGGGACAGGGTTGCCCAATATCCTGCACATCATGGATTCGGAGCGCCCGGACCAGTACCGAGGCGTTCCGTACTTGGCGCAAGCGATAGAACCCTTGCTCCAGTTGCGCCGGTACACCGAGGCCGAGATCATGGCCGCTGTGGTACAGAGTTTCTTTACGGCGTTTGTGAAAACTGAGGCCGGGGCAGATGACATGCCCTTCAACGAGCCAATCAGCGCCGACCAGGACGAGGTGAGCAAGGACCCGAACGAGTACGAGCTGGGGCCGGGAGCCATGAACATCATGGAGCCTGGGGAGGACATTACTTTTGCCAGCCCCACCCATCCGAACACCGGCTTTGATACGTTCGTCCGCGCCATTGTGGAGCAGGTAGGGGCCTGTCTGGAGATCCCCGCCGACCTTATGATGATGTCGTTTAGTTCCAGCTATTCAGCGTCGCGGGCGGCCCTGCTGGAAGCCTGGAAAGGTTTCAAAATGCGCCGGGAGTGGCTGGCAGATGATTTCTGTCGCCCTGTCTACGAGTTGTGGCTCACCGAGGCCGTGGCCCGTGGGCGTATCTCTGCGCCTGGATTCCTGACAGACCCCATCATCCGGCAGGCGTACCTTGGCAGTGAGTGGATCGGACCTTCTCAGGGCCAGCTCGACCCGACGAAGGAAGTCTCTGCCGCTGTAACCGCCGTTGAGAATGGATTCTCGACCCGCGAGGCTGAGTCCATCAAGCTGAACGGCAGCGAGTACAGCCGGAACGTGGACAAGCTGACCACGGAAAATGAGCAGCTGAGGGCGGCGACCGGCGGGAGCGCACAGCCAGAACCGGCGGCCCCTGCGGAACCTGTAGAACCGCCCGACAATAACGAAGGAATGGAGGGACAAAGTAATGGGGAAAACGATCCCGTTTAAGCCGTACACCATCAATATGGTGGGCGAGAACGACGCCGAAATCAATATGTATGGGGAGGTTGTAGAGCAGCACCCCACGGACTGGTGGACAGGTGAGCCTATCCCTGGCAATTTCATTGCCCTGGACGACTTTCTTGCAGACCTGGATGGCCTGCGGACCAAGGACAACATCACCGTCCACATCAACAGCGTGGGCGGAAGTCTGTACGCTGGTGTCTCAATCTATAACCGGCTGAAAGAGCTTCCGGCCAACGTCGTGACCATCAACGACGGCCTTGCTGCCTCTGCTGCCAGCGTCATCTTCCAGGCTGGCAATCCCAGGAAGGTAAACGCCGGTAGCTGCTTGATGATCCACGAGGCCGCAGCGCTGCTGATTGGCTACTTTCAAACGAAGGACCTCAAAACTGAGATGAAACGGCTGGATGCCCACAATCGGACAGCTATCGCCGCCTATGCCGAAGCTACCGGCATTGACTCGGACACCATCAAGAACGCCCTGGCAAAAGAAACCTGGATGACCGGCCAAGAGGCTGTCGATGCTGGTTATGCCGATGAGGTCATCGACAGTGGGAGCAAGGTCAGCATGAGCCTGTCCCCAGACAAAAGATTCATCGTGTCCAACGGTGTGGCTATGTCCGCCCGTGGCATGGGTGCCTATCCTACTGGCATTAAGACTATGACGGCGGCGCAGGCCGCTATTTTTGTGGGCAAAAACGCCCAGGAACCTAGTGTGCAGCCTGCCCAGCAGGTTAGTGCAAAAACAAAAACAGGAGGCAAGAACATGGACAAGATCACCACTATGGAAGCCCTGCGAGAGGCTTATCCCGACCTGGTATCTCAGGTCGAGGCTGCTGCCAAGGCATCCGAAAAGGCCGACGGCATCCAGGCTGAACGCGCCCGCATCCAGGGCATTGAGGCTATCGAGGCCGCCATTGGCGACAAGGAGCTGGTCAAGGCCGCCAAGTACGGGGATACCCCGCTGACCGCTGAGCAGCTGGCTTTCAAGGCTATGCAGGCCCAGGCTGCTATCGGCGCGACTGTCGTCAAGAACCTGGAGGACGATGCAGCCAAGTCTGGTGCTGCTGCTGTGGCTGCTGATCCTACCGGCGGCGACCCCAAAGCAAAAGAAGAGGACGACGAGGCCCAGGCTGTCAGCATGATTGCCGGGTTCCGTCCCAAGAACAAGAAGGAGGGCTAAACAATGGCTAACTACGAAGCAATGGGCGAGATGAAATACGCCAACATCTGGAACAGCGTGGACGTTCCCATCATCACTGGCCTGCGTACCATCCGCAAGCTGTCTGCTGCTGCTACCTACAAGGCTGGCACCGCCCTGGCACTGTCCGGCGGCACCGCAGGCGACGGTAAACTGGTGATCCTGGGCACTGCTGCCGCATCCAACGAGACCCTGACCGCCAACTGCATCCTGGCCGAGGACGTTGAGGTTGGCACCGACGCTGACGTGCAGGCGCTTGTCTACCTGTCCGGCCACGCCAACGCCAACAAGTTGGTTGTCGCATCCAGCCACACTATCACCGCCGCAGAGATCGAGGCTTTCCGTGCTGCCGGAATTTACCTCGAAAACGCAATGTAAGGGAGGGCTACAAAATGGCATTTGACCTGTATAAAACCAAAACCATGCTGGCTGCCGTCGAGCAGATGGAGCCGGTTCATTCGTTCCTGCGTGACCGCTACTTTCCTACCGGTGCGGACGACCTGTTCCCCACCGACGAGGTGCTGATCGAGTACCGAGACGGCACCAACAGAGCTATGGCCCCTGTGGTCGTTGACGGGCACGACGGTATCACCGTTGGCCGCAACGGTTACAAGACTTTCCGCATGGAGCCGCCCCTTGTGGCACCCAAGCGCCACCTGTCCGAGGACGACCTGCGTAAGAAGGGCTTTGGCGAAGAGCTGTTTTCCGCCATCACCCCTGAGCAGCGGCAGGCTCAGCTGCTTGCAAAGGACCTGACCGAGCTGGATGAGCTGCACACCAACCGTGAGGAATACATCGCCGCCAAGTGCATCTTCGAGAACGGCTACACCCTGAACCAGTGGGCCGACGAGTACGGCACCACTGGCAAGTCCAAGGCATACGTCATGAAGTTCTACACCGAGGGTACCAACCCCGCCACCTACACCCCCGGCACCAAGTGGGACGCTACCGGGTCCGACAAAATGGCCGACCTGCTGACCATGGCCCGCCAGCTGACCACCGCAGGGAACGCGGCAACCGATGTGCTGCTGGGTTTTGACGCTGCCGACGCACTGATGAACGACGCGACCATCCAGAAACTGATGGACCTGAACCGTTACGACGCCGGTCAGATCGCGCCTCAGCTGATGCAGGACGGCGCTGCCCTGCTGGGCATCCTGAACGTCCGGGGTCATCGCCTGAACCTCATCACCTATGACGGCACCTACAAGGACGAGACCACCGGCACCGTCACAGCTTATATCCCTGCAAAGGCAATCTGCGTGACTGCCCCCGGTGCTGGTCGTGCCCTGTATGGCTGCGTCACTCAGACCGAGCAGACAGACGGTGCTTTCCATTCCTACATGGGCCGCCGTGTGCCCCGGTACTGGAGCGATAAGAAGGGCCGCGAGCTGCGGCTGGCTTCCAAGCCCCTGCTGGTGCCCCGTACCAAGAACCCCTTCATCTCTGCAACTGTGCTGGACTGAGGGACGAAAGGAGCAAAAACACATGATTAAGATCGTCTGTGGTGTATACGGCCACTACATCGACGGCAGAGTCGTTGCCAAGAACAGCGAGTCCGAGCCGTTTTCTCTGACTCCCCGGCAGGAGGCGGAGCTTGTGGCAAAGGGCGTCGCGGCGTTCGTGGATGAGGTTGCAGAGGTCTCCCATACGGAGGCCTCTGCGCCTGTCGGCTTTGATGAGATGCCAGAGTTACCGGAGGGAGTCACTGCTATTCCTGATTACAGCATCGACTCCAAGGCCGATGAACTGAGAAAGATCGGGAAACTCTGCGGCCTGACCTTCAAGGTCGGCATGAGCAAGGCCGAAATGGTGGAAGCCCTGGACGGCTTTTTTGCTGAACATCTCATCGACGAAGATGACGCCGAGGATGCAGAGGACGACGGCATGGACCTGCCCGATTTTGATCCCACCGAGGCGGTGGAGTGATGGGCTTCAAGGATGCCGTTGCCGCTGACCGAGGCGTTTTCCTTGACCTTGAGTTTTTCGGCGAGAATGTGACCGTAGAGGGCAAGGAGATCCCCATTGTCGTAGACAACGACCAGCTGAAAACCCGCCAGGGAAGCCAGGAGCTTGCCATTGCCGAAAGTGCTACGCAGTTCTATGCACGGACTGAGGACCTGCCCAGGGGTCTTGCCCCAGGCAGCAGCCTGAACATCAATGGGCGGGAGTGCCTAGTTGATGATTACAGCGAGGCGATGGGGGTCTCTACGGTTGTCCTGAGAGAAGCCATCGTAGTGTAAGGGAGGCGAGCAGCATGTCCGTTGTAAACATCCTGGATAGCGTCACAGAGTGGGTCCGGGAGAACATTTGCACTCAAATCAAGCTCAAGGTCCCGCCGGATAACGATACCGACCCGACCGATGCCGGGTATGAGTACAAGATCGTCACCCCTGCGGCGTTTCCGCTGTTCGTCCCAGCAAAGGACAAGGCCCCGCCTGGTATCCTGGCCCCGATACCGTCCGTTTGTGTCCGGTTCCTGGAAGGGGTCGAGCGCCTGGCAAGCAACAACGGCAGCATCGGCATGGAGTTCTGTTTTTCGACGTGGGACCCTGGCGTACATGGGGCTGACATTCTGCTGCCCGATGGGAACGGAGGGGCCAAGAGATGGACCGGGCCGGAGGCAGATGCCTACTTCCAGCGCAACGCTGGAGGCTGGCGGGACGCCTGGAACTTCGTTGATATTGCTCTGCGGGCGCTGGGCAGCACAACGGACGTCGGCGGGTATGCCATCGACCGAGCTACCCCGATCAAGTTTGGCCCCCTGACTGAGCAAGGCGCAATCATTGACGCATACCCCATGTGGTTTGCCTGGTGCTCGTTCTCCATCAACTACGATTTGCGCCGGAACATGGCGGATATTTCAAAATTCCTGTAAGGAGGAAAACCAATGGCAGTATACAAACACGGTACCTACGGCGAGTTTGCGCCCAGCATCGGGAAGCCTGCGTCTTCCGCTGGCACTGTTGCCGTCTACGTTGGTACCGCCCCGGTAAACCTTGTCCGGGGCTATGCAACCGCCGGTGTCGTAAATGAGCCGGTGTATCTGTCCAGCCTGTCCGCTGTAAAGCGGTTGATGGGCTACGCGGCAGATTGGGATAAGTTCACGCTGTGCGAGGCGTTTGCCCTGCACTTCGACAGTGAAGAGAACGTCGGCCCCATCGTGGCGATCAACGTCCTTGATCCTGCCACCCACAAGAAGAGCGCTGAGACTACGAAGCAGATCACGTTTGCGAATGGCCGGGCGACCATCGACAGCACCACCATCATTCTGGATACCCTGGTATTGGCTGAAAAGGTCGAGGGCGTGGATTTCTCCATCGACTACGACTTCACCAAGGGCCAGGTCATTATCGAGAGCCTGGGCGATACTGAGATCACCGGCTCTGTCAGCTGTACTTTCAGCGAGATCGACACTACCAACATCGACAAGGATGACATCGTTGGCGGCGTGACTGCCGCAGGCGTGTACACCGGTCTGGGCTGCGTGTCCCTGGTGTATCAGGATCTTAACATCATCCCCAACCTGATTGCCGCCCCTGGCTGGAGCGACAAGAAGGACGTTTACTCCGCCATGGTCAAGGCAGCGACCAAAATCAATGGGCACTGGGATGCTATGGCCGTCGCAGACATTCCTCTCATGGATTCCAACACCGCTGTTGATACCATTGAAAAGGCCAACACCTGGAAGGATACCAACGGCTACACCAGCGAACGGGCAAAGGTGTGCTGGCCCCAGGGCAAGGACAGCTCTGGCCGCATTATTCACGCCTCTACCCTGTGGGCGTGGCGGCAGATGCTTGTGGATACCGAACACGACGGGGTGCCTATGGAGTCTGCCTCCAACAAGGCTGTCCCCGTTGTCAAGCAGTATTTCGGCGCGGCGGCCACGAATCGCGGCTTTGACCAGCAGCGGGCCAACGACCTAAACCAAAATGGTATCTCCACCATCGTATTTTTCGGCGGCCAGTGGGTACTCTGGGGTCCCCATACTGCGGCGTTCAAGCACGGCGCGATTACTGACAATCGCGTGATCTTCGACGTGTCCATCCGCATGATGATGCACCAGTCCAATTCGTTCCAGAAGGACTGGGCGCTGACCATCGACAGTCCCATGACTCGCTCCATGGCTGACACCATCAAAAACCAGGAGCAGGAGAAAGCCGACGCCCTGGCCTCTATGGGTGCTCTGATCGGGACTCCTGTCGTTCGGTTCGACGAAGACGACAATTCCACCGACGAGCTGGTCCAGGGCAATTTTGTCTGGAGCTATGAGTCTACCCCGACGCCGCCCTTCAAGTCCGGCACCATGAAGGTGGCCTATTCGTCCGAAGGATTCAGCAGCTTTATCGGAGAGGAGGGTTAAACAATGGCATTCGTAAATGTTACCGGCCCCGTAGTGGCCGAAACCGTCTACGCGAACAACAAGCTCGTTGCAAAAGACGTAGAGCTGACATTGCCCGCTGTGACGCCCACCACCGCAGACGTGCAGGCCATGGGCACCATGAGCGTCCCTATTCCTCAGCTGCTGGAGAATATGGAACTTTCCATTACCAAGATCGGCACCGACCTGGGCCTGTCTTCCATGCTGAGTTTTGACGCTTTTCCCATCGAGGTCCGTTGGGTGCAGAGTGTGACCGACGCCAACGGCAAGGTATCCCACATCGGCTGCAAGGCGTTCCTGCGGTGTATGTCCACCGTGCTGCCAGAGGTGGGGCTTGCCCCCGGTGAGGCCAGCGAGAACGAGCTGACTTACACCGTGACCAGATACCAGCTTGTGCAGGACGGGCAAGAGGCATGGCTGATTGACCGGCTGGCCGGTATCTGCCGTGTATATGGCAAAGACTACATGGGGAATATCAGCTCCATGCTCTAAGCAAAAAGCCCTGCCGATGGGAACACCGGCGGGGCTTTTTACATACTGACGAAAGGATGGAACCGAACCAATGAACGGAACTTTTAAGCTGCACAACCCTATTGTTATCAACGGCAAGACCCATGAGTCCCTTGCCTACGACACCAACGAGATCACCGCCCTGCTGTTCACCGAGGCTGAGGCCAAGCGGAAAGCTGCCGCAGGGCTGAAAAATGTGACCATCACCCCGGCGGTGGAGTTCGACTTCGGCCTGCATCTGTATCTTGGCTTCGCAAGCATCATTGCCAAGAATCCTGAGTGCGACTTTACCGACCTGGAGCGTCTTCACGGCACCGACCTCATTGACATCATGGCGGTGGGCCGAAATTTTTTGCTGAAATCGGAGGATGCAACGCCAAGCAACTCCGACGAGCCATCCGGGACTACTCCCAAGCCTACCACACCCCAGTCACAGACCTTGAGCGAAAGCGAGTGACTGACTTCATCGCCGAGTACATCGAGGCGGTAGAGGACGAAAAGGAGCGGAAGAAGCGGATGCCAAAAGTAAAACCGGCAAAGAAACCGCATAGAAGAAGGTGATCCCGTGTCAAAAGAGCTTGAAGCTACAATACGAATAAGCGGCAATATTGACGCGAGACTGAGAAGCGCCATCGAGTCGGCTGTCAAACGGCTGGACCAGCTGGACGCTGCGGCAAAGGAATCCGGTGGCGCTATTGGTGAACTTGCGGATAAGATCAAGGACCAAAGCTCAGAGCTAAAGGCGGCTCAGAAACAATATGCGTCCTATGTTCTGGCCGGAGAAGAGGGGTCAGACCAGGCCCGCGAACTGGCTGACAAGATCAAGGAGTTGTCCAGTGATCTAAACCGGAACAAAAGCTCGTTGGAAGCGGCTGAACGGGCTGCCCGCGACCTTGCGGACGGATTTAATGATGCCGACGACTCGACCGGAGACCTTGACGACAATCTTGACGACGTTGACGATGCTGCCCGAAACTCAAAAGAGGGCTTCACTGTCCTCAAGGGTGCAATGGCGAACCTGGTTTCAGCCGGGTTTCAAAAGCTGATCGGTGCGGCTGTCGATGCTGGGAAAGCCTTACTAGACCTGTCCGAGCAGACCAGGGAGTTCCGGCAGGATATGTCCACACTCGAAACCGCCTATGATCGAGCTGGATTCTCCACGGAGGCAGCAACGAACACATGGCGAGAGCTGTATGCCGTCTTCGGCGAGGACGACCGAGCAGTCGAGGCCGCGAACAACATCTCCCGAATGTCCAAGTCACAGGAAGACCTGGATAAATGGGTGAGGATCACAACCGGTGTCTGGGGAACCTATCAAGACGCCCTTCCGGTCGAATCCTTGGCGGAAGCGGCGGGCGAGTCGGCCAAGACGGGCACCGTGACCTCGGCTCTCGCCGATGCACTCAATTGGTCAAGCGAGGCGGCGGCCATGTTCTCGAAGTACATGTCTGAGGACGTAACGACCGCAGAGGACGCTTTCAACGTGGCCCTGTCCAAATGCTCGAACGAGCAGGAACGGCAGGCCCTTATTACTGAGACCCTGACCACGCTATACGGCGACGCGGCTACCAAGTACGAAGAGAGCGCCGGAAGCCTGATGGATGCAAACAGGGCGGCAGCAGACGCTCAGCTTGCCCAGGCACAGCTTGGAGCGGCGATTGAACCCGTGACAACGGCGTGGACGAACTTGAAGACGCAGCTGCTCAATGCTGTTGCTCCTGCTATCCAAGCGGTGAGCGAGAAGTTACAGCAGGCTATCCAGTGGATGCAAGAGCATCCTGCTGTGGTGCAGGCGCTTGTTGCTGCGCTGGCTGTCCTGGCGGCTGGAATCACGGCGGTCACCATTGCTGTTGCAATCTATACCGGCATTCAAATGCTCGCAAATGCGGCGCTGCTGCCTGTTATCGGTATAGCGCTTGCGATTGTGGCTGCCATCGCTGTTGTCATTGCCATTGTGGTGGTCCTGTACACCCATTGGGACATCGTAAAACAGAAAGCGATGGAAGTCTGGCAGGCTGTTCAAAACGCCTGGAGCCAAATCGCCACGGCGGTTACTAACGCGATTCAAACTGTCGCCAATGCCATCCGCTCAGGCTGGAGTGGTCTCGTTGGCGTTGTGACCGGCATCTGGAACGGTGTCAAGAACGCTGTGATAAATGTTTGGAATGCAATAAAAGCGAGGGCAAGCTCGTTTGTCAGTGGCGTCAGGTCCACCATTTCCAGTGGGTGGTCTGCGCTGACAGGCATCTTGACTGCACCGTTCAGGGCGTTAGTGAATTTCATAGGTGGCGTACAGAGCAAAATCAGCGGCTTGTTTGGAAAGATTGGCAGCCTGAAAGACAAAATATCCGGTATCAAACTTCCAAAGTTTGCGTCTGGTGGCTTTACCAGCGGCCCGTCTATCGCCGGTGAGGCTGGCACAGAGGCGGTCATTTCTTTTAACAAGAAATACCGCGCCCAAAACCTAGCGTACTGGGCAAAGGCAGGTGAAATGCTCGGTGTTGACGATGCTTTCTCCCTGACCGGCGGAGCCTCTGGGACCTACGTTGACCTGGGCGGCGTAAATTTCGCCCCAAACATCGTGGTACAAGGGAACGCGAAGAAGGACGACATCGTGGCAGCTATCCGGGAGTCTTACCCTGAGTTCATGGATATGCTGGACGAGCTGATAAGCGAGAGGGAGGAAACAGTCTATGCCTGAGATCATTGACTATCGGGAGCATAAGACTGTCGAGGGAGATACCTTCGACGGCCTTGCGCTCTGGTATTACAACGACGAGCAGTTGGCCTCTCGCATTATCTCAGCCAACCTGGATTACTGCGACACGTTGATCTTCGACGCGGGTGTCACCTTGCGTATCCCTATCATGGATACCGTGGACACGCCGGAGACCCTGCCGCCCTGGAGGCGAAACACATGATAAAGGTCACCTACAAAGGGGTAGACGTAACGTCTGACATCTCCATCAACCGCTGTATTCACGACATGTACGCAGCCGGGCAGGCTGATACCCTGGACATTCGCTTCAACGATGCAGCCAAACTCTGGGACGGATGGGCACCAGCAGTAGGTGACGAGATCCGTATTGACTATGGCCCCGCATCCACCGGGACGATGTTCGTCCGGTCCTGCATTGCCGAAAATGGCCTGTATACCATCAAGGCTATGTCTGCGCCGCCGTCTGCTATGGAGGTTACCAACAAGGCGTGGTCCCAGGTCCGTTTACTCCAGATCGGGAAAGAAATCGCGGGCCGTCACGGGCTGGCTTTCCAGTCCTACAACGTGACGGACCAGCTTTTTCCGTACCTGTTGCAGGCGAAAAGTGACTTTGCTTTCCTGCACCGTGTAGCCGTTCAGGAGGGCTGCGGGTTCCTGGTGTACGACAAGGCCCTGGTCCTTTATGGCGCGGCTGCCATGGAGGCCGTGGCCCCGGTCGAAAGCCTGGAGTTACCCCTTGACGGTGATTACCGCTACAACGACGCACGGGCCAAGCTGTACGGGTCCTGCATCGTGGAGTCCGGCGACTACTCAGGTAAATTCGACGCTGGGAATGGAGTAAACCGCATCCTGCGCCCTGTCTGTGGCGACATGACCATAGGCTCCAACGCAGAGGCGGAACGCTACGCCAAGAACCTGCTGAGAGATGCCAACAAGGACGGCATGACCGGATACATCCGCACCGCTGGAGTTTCTGCTGGGTATGCTGCTGCATCCACGGCGAAGCTCGCCAACCAGAGGGCACCGTCCTGGGACGGACCTGTATTCCTGTACCACGTCCGGCACGACTACGGCGTGGGAGAGAGTAAGCTATTTTTCCGTAAACCATTGGAGGGGTACTGATGATCGACAAAGGCTATGTTTCGTCCATCCTGGACGGAGGGAAAAAGGTCACGGTTATCCCGGCCACATCCGGCGACGTTGTGACGCAGCCGTTGACCGTCCCTTTTTTCCTGCTGGGGACCATGAAGCCCCGGAAAGAAGTCGTGTTTTGCTCGTTTCCGGACGGCACAGGGCTTGTCCTGGCGGCACTGGACGGCGGTTGGAACCACAACCTAACTGGTAATGTCTCTGTCGCCGGGACGCTCTCTGCGGGCGCTGTGGCGGCTTCTGGCGCTGTCTCTGGTGGCAGCGTGTCCGCCGGTGGCGTGGACCTGGGCAGCCATACGCACACGGACTCCCGTGGCGGGGCTACGTCCGGGCCGCAATAAGGGGGGTACATCATGGGATATACAGCACGATGGGGGCCGAAGGGTTTCATCATATCGGCCTCTAAAGTCGTAGCCCTGGAGGATTTCAAGACGAGCTACGCGCTCAAGAGCGACACCAACTCAGACACCAGCGGGACGCCGCCGACCAACACGCAGGGTTTGGAGCTGCAACCCCTGGAGCTGTCCACAAGGTACCTTCGCGCCCTTGGCACTGATCCCCTGGGGCAGATAGCCGAGTGGAAAGCCCAGATCGGGAAAAGCTATCCGTTCATCCTGGGCGGAAAGCAGTTCGGGCCGAAGTTCACGCTGAAAAGTTTCGACGTGAGCGACACCATGTTCACCCCGGCTGGCGTGATGATCGGCTGCACCATCTCGCTGAAATTCGAGGAATACTCCACGGCATCCACGACGAATGCGTCCGCCAGCAAAAAGACCGCTGCATCGACCAAGGCCAGCAAGAAGACGCAGGCCATATCGTCGAAGCCTACCACGTCGTCAAAGTCGTCGAAGAAGAAGTAAGGGGGGCGAGGATATGAGAGGAAGCGGAAACGGGGACGTTGCACTGTGTGCAGAGAATCTGCTGAGGATTTTCCGTGGCGAAAACCCCTATGAACGCATTAAGGGCATCGACGCCCGCAGCCTGGACAAGCCTGCCCTGGACGCGGAGGCTGAAATTTTGCAGGACGCTGAGTTCTGCATTGAAAACTACGAGCCACGGGCGCAGATAGACAGCCTGGACGTTTATGGGCTGGACCGTGAGCGCGGAGACTTCCGGGTCGTTGCTGCCGTGACTGAAATCTGACAGAAGGGAGTGAAGCGCGTGGCGAATGACTACAACTTCGTAGAAACCGACAGTGCGAAACTGTACACAGCCATTGTGGGCAGCCTCATGGACTACTGCGACGAGCCTCTGTACCCCGGCGACGAGCGCCGGATCTTCGGCGAGGCTCTGGTTGCTGTCCTGGTATCCCTGTACAACGAGTTCAACGACAAAATGAAGCAGCGGACGTTGCAGAACGCCCGTGGCTACGTCCTGGACGCTATTGGGGACATGTTTTACCGGGTGGAACGTGCCGCCCCGGCACAGGCCCATGCGACGTTCCGGTTTGCCGTGGATGCTGCCTTGCAGGAAAATGTTATCATCCCGGCTGGAACCCGCGTGACGACCGACGGCAGCGTGTACTTTGCCACGCAGGAAACCGCCGTGTTACAGGCCGGGGAAACCTACGTTGACCTGCTGGGCGTCTGCACGACCGGCGGCAGCGACTACAACGGATTCACTGCCGGGACCATCGGGACCCTGGTTGACCTGATCCCCTACATTGCATCCGCGAAAAACACCACGATCTCCACCGGCGGCGACGATGGGGAACCCTACACCGAAGAGGGCGATAACAGATTCCGGGAGCGTATCAGCCTGTCCTATGCCAAGCTGTCCACAGCTGGCCCAGAGAGTGCTTACAGGTATTTTGCGCTGTCTGCTGATCCTGACATTATCGACGTGTCCATTGACGTGCCCAGTGCCAACGTCGTGGATATTTACGCCTTGATGAAGGGCGGCGAGCTGCCCGACGAGGAAACCCTGGAGAAGATCGAGGCAGCCGTCTCTCAGGATGACGTGCGGCCTATGACGGACACCGTGACGGCAAAGGTGCCTGATACCGTCGATTACACGGTAAACATCAAGTATTACGTCACCAAGGACAACGAGGCGTCTACTATCCAGCTCATTGAGGCTGACGGCGGGGCAATCGACCAGTACAATGCCTGGCAGCAGTCCGCCCTTGACCGTGACGTAAACCCCGACAAGCTGCGGGAGCTGATCCTCACGTCCCTGGCTGAGTACAAATTGACCGGTGCTTTCCGTATGGATATTACCGGCCCGATCTACACCGCCGTAGGCAAGAATGAGGTTGCGAAGCTGTCCGGGGCTGCGACTGTCTCCCATTCCATCATCGTAGGGTAAGGGGGGCCGGAAAATGAAACTATCAGACCTTGATTTCATCCGGCTGCTGCCTCAGTTCATGCGGGAGGACGGTGCTGTCATCGGCCTTGCGAAGGGGCTTGACAGTATCATTCCGAGCTTGTCTGAGTCCATGAAGATTTTGACCACTTGGGACCATATCGACGAGCTGGCCGAGGGTGAGCTTGACGAGCTGGCCGTAGAGCTGAACGTCCTTTGGTACGACATGGGCGCTACGTTGGACACCAAGCGCGACCTGATCAAAAACTCCATGGATGTTTACCGGCACCTGGGGACCAAGTGGGCTGTGGAGTCCGTTATCCATTCCTATTTTGGCGACGGATACGTTGCTGAGTGGTTCGATTATGACGGAGACCCTGGACACTTCCGGGTATACTCCACCAACCCAAGCCTGACCAACGAAAAGCTGCTTGAGTTTATCAATCTGCTGGAGAAGGTCAAACGTGCGTCGTCCATCCTGGACGGCATTTTTATTTCCCTGACCGGACAAATGAATCTCTATACAGGCGTAGCGATTCACGAGTCCGGCAAGGACGTTTACGCCATCGGTGCAAAGCCGTTGGCCTGAAAGGAGCGTGAAACATGGGAAGTTTTGCGAACAACGTCATCACTGATGCTGGCCGCATCCTTCACGCGGACTGTCTGGCCGGGGCTGTCTTCACGCCGACCAGAATTGTGATCGGTAGCGGTACCCTGCCCAGCGGTACAGCAATCGCAAGCCTGACCGCAGTCATTACGCCCGTGAAGTCCCTGACCATCAACAAGGCACAGCGGACGCCCGACGGCAAGTGCATCTTCGGCGGCGTCTACTCCAACAAGGACGTCACCCAGGATTTCTACTTCCGGGAGCTGGCATTGTATGCCAAGGGCGTCTACCTGAACGACGACGGGACCGTAAAGAGCGAGACGGCGGAAACCCTGTACTCCTACGGCAACGCTGGCAGCACGGCTGACCTTATGCGGGCGTACTCCACAGAGCACGTTGTCGAGCGCCAAATGGATCTCGTTTGTTGGGTGGGCAACACAGCACAGGTCAATCTTACGATTGCCAGTGACGTGTATGTCACCAGGGAGCAAATCGCGGACCTGGGGGGCGGCCTTGTGGTCATCCCCATTGGCGAAGACATCCCTGTGGCCGAAAGAAAAACCGGATTCTTGTACTTCAAGGAGAAAAACAGCGTCACTCTCCAGGTGACACAAGAAATCGGCTTGAAATTTGAATGAATGGAGGGGCTGGGATGGCTGATACTAGACCAATTACAAGACTCACGATCAAGGACAAGGAGACCGGAACCGAAACCGAGACTGACGTCAAAACCTGTGCAAGAGGTGTAACGTGCGACGAGGGCAAGACCGCCCAGGACCACATTTCGGATTTCGTGGCACATAAAAAGGACGTCAACCGTCACGTCCTGGTGCAGGTCGGCGGAGACGAACCGGCAACCGGGCCTGCTCTGTGGATCGACAAAAAAAACCTACTGCACTACAAGGATAAGAGCGGGAGCAAGGACGACCTGTACCCCGCAACGAAAGCCGCCCTCGTGGAGGGCCTGAGCGCACTGCTGGCTGGGGTAAAGAAAACGGCACAAACCGACCTGAGTTCACATACCAGCAACAAAAACAACCCCCATGGAGTGACAGCCGAGCAGGCAGGCGCTGACCCGAAAGGCGCGGCAGCTGCTGTGCAAGGGAAACTTGATACACACACTGGGAACAAGAACAACCCGCACAACGTCACCTGCGACCAGATTGGGGCTATCAAATCCTCTACGCTTGGCAAGCCCAACGGTCCGGCAAAGCTGGATGCCGATGGGAAACTGATCAAGAATCAACTGCCCCCCGTTGGCGGCAGCCGAATCACCATCACCTTCGAGCCTGCGTTTCAGGGCGCAACCTGGACGCTGACTGGCGGCGGGGAGAATTACAGTGGCGTGGTGGACAGCACCCTGAAAGCGGTTGTCCCTGTGATGGGTGTGCAGACACTATATACTGTGTCCGCTTCTGTGAGCGGAACGAAATATAGTGCAGAGGTTATGACGTTGGACTATTTCACCGCTCTGTCTGTGGCCTTAACGCAGTTCCAGGCGACCATCATCGTCACCGTAGACGCTGATTCCACCGTCACTGCCGTATGCGGCACCACCACCCTGACAAAAACCAGCACCGGCACGGCGATTTTCACCGTCGGCAAAGCAGGCACCTGGACCATCACTGCCACCAAGGACGGCAACACCGCCACCGGCACCGTAGAGATCACCGCCAGCGGCCAGAGCAAAAACCTGACCCTGGACTACGCGGCAGTGTTCGGTGTCTGCTGGGATACCTCCAACAGCTCCACCGCCCTCACCCGCCTGACCAAAACCTCTGACCCCTACGGCTTCGTGACGAAGAACGTCACAGCTGAACCGGTTCCTGCTGGTGGCACGGAGGCTGGTAGTTCGCCGTTTGATAGCTTCGCGCCGTGGAACGGTATGAAGGAGTGCAATCTCGATACGTCCGGCGCAGTGACGGCGTGGAATGGCCAGAGTGGATTTTCTCGCGCCAATGAATACACCATGGTCTATATCCCCGTATTCTATGTTGCGCAGAAACGGAGCGGAACAAAACAATATTTTTATGTTTCCGATAAGACGAAAACTGGTTTCACAAAGCACCCAGGCTCCGGAAAATACGTCGGGAAATACCACAATAGCGATGGGAGCAGTTCTTATGAAGCGAGCGCAACAGGAAAATCCCCTAAAGTATCTCGAACACGCGCTCAATTTAGAACAAACGCAAAAGCTATCGGTTCTAAATTTCATTTGTACGACTTCGCTACCTACTGCGCCATCATATGGCTTTATGTTGTGGAATTTGCGAATTGGGATTGCCAAACGAAAATTGCGAGAGGAAATGTAGAAAGCTCTAGCGCTATGAACAGCGGAGATTCGGACGTTATGATTTATCACACCGGTTGCAGAGCCAATCTTGCAGGCATCCAGTACCGCTGGATCGAAAACCTGTGGGGTAACGTCTATCAGTGGGTGGACGGTTTCAATGCCGACGGTACGACGGCCTACTACTGTACCGACCCTTCCCAATACGCTGACGACACCACGACTGGATACACGCAGATCGGTACACTGCCTGCTTCTGGCTGGATTAAAGACCTGACTGTGACGGACAACGGCCTGCTGATTCCGAAAACTGTTGGCGGCAGTGAGACCACGTTCATCCCAGATTACGCCTACTCGTCTTCCGGGTGGCGCGTGCTCTTTGTGGGTGGCGGCTGGAACGGCGGCTCGTACGCGGGCTTGCTGTGCTTCAGCGCGGGCAGCACGTCGTCGTACTCGTACTCGGACATCTCTGCGCGTCTCCTGTGTGAGGCGTAGCCGAACACAGTCCCCTCCGGGGGACCGGGGGTCGCAACCCCCGGCGCTTTGCAAAGCGGTTTTTAACAACGAAATAAATTAAGGGACTGTCTGCGCGTCGTGGAGTGTTACCGCGCCCGACGCCAACTCGTCTTCCGGGTGGCGCGTGCTCTATGTGGGTGGCAACTGGAACAACGGCTCGAACGCGGGCTTGCTGTACTTCAACGCGAACAACACGTCGTCGAACTCGAACTCGAACATCTCTGCGCGTCTACTTTTTCCAACAAATTTGAATCGTCTCATTGCGCAGGCTTTCCCTCATCCCTTGATGAAAATCATACCCAGAGGACGGGGCCTAGTAGGTAAACTCTTGAACGGCCCCGCAGGTAAAAAGGAAGTGCTAGTATTCCTAAGAGAGTTGGATTCCTCTATAACAAAATGCTGAACATGGCATTTATCAAAGAAACGATACTTCTTGCCAGCAAGAGAAAGAAAAATCGCCGCAGTGTGCGGCGGGTGCTGGCAAACATCGACGAATACGCCGAAAAGCTGCTCGTTATGCTGGACACGGATACCTTTGTTCCAACGAAGCCGAAAATCAAACAGGTCTACGACCAAAGCTCCAGGCAGAGGCGGCGCAAGAGCCGTGAAGCAAATCGGGCGTATGGTACAGCGCCGCACGAAGAGCAGTAAATACGCCGCTCAGTGTGATGTGCGGAAGTTCTACGACAGCATCCCGCCGGATGGTGTAAGAAAGGCTCTGGAACACAAGATCAAAGACCGGCGCTTCGTTCGGCTTGTGATGAGCATCATTCAGGATGGCCTCGCAATCGGCTACTACATCTGCCAATGGCTTGCCAACTTCTACCTGGAAGGTCTGGACCGGGTGCTTTGCAGGCAGAAGGGTGTGACCTGTGAGGTGCGATACATGGACAACGTGACGTTGTTCTCCCGCAGTAAGAGAGCCTTGCATAAGGCGCTGAAAGCGGCAAGCTCTTATCTCAGGACGATAGGGCTTTCCCTCAAGGGAGACTGGGCCGTATTCCCTGTGTCGAAGCGGGCTGTCGATGCCATTGGGTACCGTTTCAGCCGAACGTGCATCATCCTACGCAAGCGCCCTTGCCTGCGGCTTATGCGGCAGTGTCGGCGGGCAGTGAAACGCAAGAAACGCGGCGGTGTTGCCGTGAAAATGGCACAGGCACTTATGGCTCGAATTGGCCGGTTGAAAATGTGCGCAAAGAAGAAACTAACAGACCGCTACATTCGGCCTGTTGGAATGAAATACTTGACAGGAGTGATTCGACGTGCGAGTACACGGAGACGTGAAACCATCCGAATGGACGGCAGAAAGCTGCCCGAACAAGCCGGGAACAGCGCTGGTGCGCTTTTGCCTCAACCCGGTTGAGGAAACAGTGGGCGAACGAACCGGCTGGGTCTACGATGAATTTACCGTAGAGGTTCCGGACGGTGAAGACCTGCAAGAGCGCGTTGCTGAACAGTTCGACGACCTGCTGCGGCAGGCTGCCGGTGCTGGGGCATCCCTGGATGATATGCGGGGCCAGCGCATCACAGAGAGCAAGACTGCCCTTGCTGAGTGGCTTGCTAAAAATCCGCTGACCTGGACAGACGGCCACCAGTACGCGGTAACGCAGGAGAAGCAGTCTCAGTTGACATCCACTTTGGCCGTACAGCAGGTAGCTCTAGCTTCTGGCGTTGACCGGAAGCTTCGGTGGAATACTACCGGAGATGAATGTACGGAATGGACTTATGAAGGATTGTGCGCCTTGGCTCTGGCAATCTCTGATTACGTCGAGCCGAGAGTTTCTATCCAACAGGCCGCTGAGGTAGCTATCCGCGATGCGAAAACTGCAAAGGGGGTCCTCACCGTTGTCTGGGACTACGATATGCCGGTGGCATAATATCGCCCTGCATTGTGTGTTCGGCCTGATTGCTGGCTGCATCTATCTGCTGATCGAACTGGCATGGCGCGGGCACACCCACTGGACGATGCTGCCCTTGGCGGCGGTGATCTTCGTCTGCGCTGGGCTGCTGGACGAACGGCCCAAGCCGCCGCCCCTGTGGTTGCAGGTGGTAATTGGTACCTCCATTGCCACGGCACTGGAGCTGGCCGCAGGGCTGATTCTCAATGTGTGGCTTGGCCTGGGCGTTTGGGATTATTCCAAGCTGCCCGGTAACATCCTGGGGCAGATTTGCCCTCAATACACGCTGGCCTGGGCAGCCCTCATGGTTGTGGCTATCAAGCTCGAAAATTTGATGCACAAAATCGCGGACTGGATAATTGACCGGAAGAAATAGAAAGGACGGGATAGCATGAACCTCCATAAGTTGATCCTGACGAAAAACGAGTGCTATATCAGAGGGGTACCTATCACTCCCATTGGCGTGATGGTACACAGCACCGGGGCTAACAACCCCAACCTCAGACGCTACGTCCAGCCGGACGACGGCCTACTGGGGACCAACAACGCCGGGAACCATTTCAACCAGCCGCGCCCTGGTGGCCGCAAGGTTTGTGTCCATGCGTTCATTGGGAAACTGGCCGATGGTACTATTGCCACCTATCAGACGTTGCCCTGGGCCATGCGAGGCTGGCACAGCGGCACTGGCTCCAAGGGCAGCGCCAACAACATGGGGTACATCGGGTTCGAGATTTGCGAGGACGGCCTGACCGACCCCGCGTATTTCAAGAAAGTCTACCGGGAGGCGGTGGAGCTGACCGCATACCTCTGCAAGCTGTACAAGCTGGACCCCACCAAGGACGGCGTTGTCATCTGCCACAGCGAGGGGCACACCAGGGGCATTGCTTCCAACCACGAGGACGTAATGCACTGGTTCCCCAAGCACGGGAAAAGCATGGACACGTTCCGGGCGGATGTGGTGAAGGAAATGAGCATCAACGATAGAGAGAAAGAAGAGGGTGACGACATGAACATCAAGAAGTTTCTCGAACAGCTGACACCTGAGATGTGTTACAGCATCATGGCCGAAGCCATGGCCTATGCAGCCAAGCAAGCAGAACCCGAATGGAGCCAGAAGGAAGGACACTGGGCCGAGGCCACGAAAAAGGGCCTTGTGAACGGTTCCGCCCCGGAGGGCTACGTCAAGAGGGATGAGCTGGCCGCTGTGTTGGGCCGTGGGGGGCTGCTGTGAGTGGCTGGCTGGCTGAGTATGGCGGCAAGCTGATCGGCGGCCTGGTGACACTGCTGGCCTCTTCCGTTGTGGTCGAGATCGTACCCATCAAAATCTGTCCTTGGACTGCGTTTTTTCGATGGGTAGGGAAGAAGATCAACGGGGACGTTCGGGAGAAACTGGACGAAATCTCGAACGACCTCTCCACTCATATCCACGAGGATAACCAGCGCAACGCCAAACGCGCACGGGTGAGAATCCTGCGCTTTGCTGACGAAATACTCCAGGGTGAGCTGCACAGTAAAGAGCACTTCGACGAAATCCTGGAGGACATCACCGAGTACAACCGGTACTGCACACGGCATCCTGAGTTCCCGAACGATAAGGCGACGCTTTCCATCGCCCATATCGAGAGGACATACCGCACAAGGATGGAGAAAAACGACTTCCTGTAGAAAGGGGGTGTGAACCATGAACCTGACGAACAAATCCTGGTGGAGGGCCGCAGCTATCCGTGCGACCAAAACCGTAGCGCAGACAGCTATCGGCTGTATCGGGGCAGCTGTCGCCCTGGGCGACGTCAACTGGCCCATGGTGGTTTCGGCTGCCGCCTTGTCCGGCATCGTATCCGTGTTGACCAGCGTAGCCGGTCTGCCGGAGGTCGATACGAACACTGAGGCATAACACTGGGGAATCTGAGCCACGAAAGGGGGTGGACGCATGGCAAACGCTGAGACCACAATCATGTCCGGGGCGCTGGAGGACGACAAGGGCCGGAGACTGCTGCCGGAAACCACAGCCGCGCAGGTAATCCATACCGACGGCGAATCCAGCGAGACTAAATTCAAGCGGCAGGCAGGCAGCGCGAATATGTCCGCGACGCTGGCCGCCTCTGCCGCCAAGACGGTGGTGGACCTGTCGGCCTACATAACGAATCGGTCAAAGACGTCCTATCGGCTGGAAATCCTGGCATCTACGGCAGACGGCGAGTCTCCGGTTGCTACCGTAATCGCGGAGCTTATCGGGGACTATGCCGTATTCTACCGGCAGGGCGTCTCTGTTGCGAAGGAAATCACGATCACGTATCGCCTTGTATCAATGCCCCTGGCTTGATGGGGCAGCAAGGCCCGCATGAAAGGTTAAGAGGTTTGTACTATGAGCACTACGAATTTCTCCCCTGAGATCGACGACAACACCTTGTATCACAAGGGCGACATTGAGGCGAGCACCGCCCAGCTGATCGACGACGCACTGGCAGCCGCAAACGCGGCGCTGCCTAAAGCAGCTCAACTCGCTGTCTCAGACATGGACGAGCTTCGGACCACGGGCTTTTTCCATGGCTATGGGACGCTCAACGCCCCTGAATCCGGCTTCATGTATTTCCTGGTCATTGCCTACCCGGACGGCTACAACTACTGGGTGAAGCAGCTGGCGTTCAGTTTCACGGACAGTAAGACCTATATCCGCACCATGGCAAACGGCATCTGGAGTGCCTGGGAGCCGATTCAGACCGGCACCAGGCTGGAGGATAAGGTCGGGGACCTGGCAGGGCTTGGCACCGTGGACAAGACCAACGCAGTGGCCGCCATCAACGAGCTGGTGGCTGCCCTTGACGTAGTACGCAGCGAGGTTGCTATTGCTGGAGCGCTGGCCGCTGCTGCTGCACCAGCCAACCACAACCACGACGGCGTGTATGCTCCCACCACGCACTCCCACCCCCAGTATTTGACCTCTGTTCCCCAGTACAACAGTAACACCGGCGAGAACACCTACGTCTGCGGCCCGAACCGGACCCACAAGACGCTCCAGGCGTTGGTCGATAGCCTGCCGAAGTTCAGCATCGGCCCCCGCCGCCTCCAGGTGGATGCTGGGGACTACGCCGAGAAGGTGGTGCTGAGAGGCTTCCATGGTGGCCCTATCACCATCGAAACCAGCGGCGCATATAGCGGGCGGGCGAATTTCCTGGGCATCCTGATGGAGGATTGCACAGCCACCATCAACGTGTCCAACGTAAACGTCGGGCCTGCTGGCGGGCAGAATCCTTCCCATGGTGTTTACCCCACCCGTTGCGGTATCGTGCGGGTGGAGAATTGCAACATCCAGACCGTGGCCTTTGGCGTCTACGCTGTCCGTACTGATAAGATCATCGTTCGCAATGTTACTGTCAGCCACATCGGCGGGAACCTGTCCGCAGCCGTTGGCATGGCCGAGTCCGAGGGAACCTTTGTCGCCCTGGACGGCCTGACCGTCAACGGTGGCTATGGTGCTACGGCAATCCAGGCGCAGAACGCCGTTGTCGTGGGCAAGCGCCCCACCATGAACAGCGTGGACGTGGAGCTGAACTCCAACGCAGGCGGCGTCTATTACAATGTGATCTAACTGAATACCACCGAACGAAGAGAGGGCTGCCCCATGTGGGTAGCCCTCTTTTTTTGTGCCATTCTTTCCAATATATGCACTTTTAACAACGCAAACATTATGGATTTGTGCATTTAGTCGATTTGTTCTTTTTGGTGTAAAAACTATTGCATATTCTGTTCTGTCGTTGTATTATAGCACCAGAAGGAACAAATCAGATACAAAAGAGAACAAACAGGAGGAAACAGAAATGAGACTTTACATTGAAGGACGCCGCAATGGCTACAGCCCAGATCAATGCGGGCACACGATGACGGTCCAGGAATTGATCGAATACCTGGAACAGTTCGACGAAGACACCGAAATCTTCTTAAAGAGCGACGGCGGATACACCTATGGCAACATCGATGAAACCAGCTTTGAGGAAAGCGACGAAGAAGACGCAGAGTGACAGGGGCCCGGCCCCTGGTAATGCGGGACCCGAAAGGGTGCGGTCACAACCCCGCCAAACGATAGGAGGAACTACCATGAAGAAATACAGCGCAGTCGTGAAAGACGGGAACCGGATCGTTCTTATCCGCGACCAGGAATACCCCACCAAGGCCGAGTTTATCCGTGATCTTCGCGGCAACGGCTACCGGGTCAACCCCAAGAAGGTCAAGCCCTCTGATGTGTTCGACTACATCATGGACCACACCGACTGCAACCCCTGGGACTGGGACCTCAAGAAGGTCCCCGAAGAGTCCATTGCAGCCCAGGAAGATGAGGTCGAAGAGACCACCAAGGAGGCAGACACCATGACGAGACGAATTAAGTTCGCACACATTACGATGCAGGGCGGCCTGGAGGCTGTACTGTCCACCGTAGAGCTGGAGCCTGGGCTGTACGAGACCATGCTGGCATCCCCCGATTTTGATACGGAGTACGCGCAGCTTCGCTCGACAAACGAGGGCACGGCTATCTCGGACTTCAACTTCCTGCGAAAGAAGTTTCACGTCGAGCCTCTGACCGGCAAGTACGCTGATCTGGCAAAGGACCTGGAGGCAGCCGTAGCCTACGGGCTGGAGGTTGCAGCCAACGTGGAGGACGGCGGCACCTGCAATATGGACGCTGTGGCTCTGGACCTGCGCGGCTGGAGGCACGACAAGGTTGAGCAAGCGGCCAAGGCCGCCGGAGTTGGCTGTTTCGTTTGGTCCTTGTATGGTCACAAGCGCTATGTGTTCACGGTCCGCAGCGGCGGTCAGGCGAACCGCAGGACGGCAGCAGCCGAAGCCATGCGAGAGGCCCTGAAACTCTCCGGCTATGATGCCGGGATGTATTACCAAATGGATTGACAAACCGAAACGGAGGAATTGACATGAGATACTACGAGATCAACGAGGATATGGCCCGCCGTGCCAAGGAAATGATGAGCTTTTCCGATTACATACCTGGAAGCAAGACCGCTGAGTACAAGCGGATGGTCGATGAGGCTGTCGAGCTGGGGGAGCGCGAGAAGAAGCGCGTAGACCCCATGTATCATGAGAAGATCGACCAGCTGGTGGACAGCTATTCCCGCCGGTTGGCTGACAACCTCAACGACGCAAGTCGAATCGGAACTATGTGCCCGTCCGTGATGATCTCCGGCGGCTCCAACTTCCCGGTCCGCAAGAAGGAAAAGCAGAACGCCGCCAGCGACCGCAACATGCAGGAGTACATGGAAATTCAGGGCATCCTGGACAAGATTAAAAGCGTGGGCAAGGGCGGCATAAGCTCTGACGATCCCCAGGCTATTGAGAAGCTACAGGCCAAGCTGGACAAGCTGGTAAAGCGCCAGGAAATGATGAAAGCGGCCAACGCAGCCATCCGCATGAAGGACCCTGAGAAGGGCAATGCAAAGCTGGCTGAGATGGGCTATACCCCGGATGAGATCAAACAGCTCCGTGAACCTGATTTCTGCGGGCGAGTTGGCTACCCTTCCTATCTGCTGTCGAATAACAACGCGAACATCAAGCGTATCCGCGACAGAATCACCGCCCTTGAGAAGAAGACCGAACCCACGCCGGAAGGATGGGACTTCGATGGCGGCTCCGTAATCGCAAACACCGAGGCAAACCGCCTCCAAATCCTCTTTGATGAAAAGCCCGACGAGGCCACTCGTGCCACGCTGAAGCAGAACGGCTTCCGCTGGTCCCCCAGCAACAAAGCATGGCAACGCCAGCTTACCCCAAACGCAGAAAGCGCCGCCCGCAAACTCTTCGGCTCTAAGTAATCGCCACAACCATATGCCTGTCCTACCTGGGCCAACGGGGAGAAAGGAATCACTATGAACGCAGTACAGAAGATCAAGGCTCGCCACGAGGCGCGTGAGTGGGCCGACATCGAGGGCATCTGGCGGAGCATAAAGCCTGCCCTGGAAGCCAACGTGGAGCGCCGCCGGGAGGCGGAAGCTCGCAGAGCCGGGATCGCCACGCAGCAGCAGGCAGTGGAAAATGCCCGCACTGAGCTGGTCAATCTGGCCCTGTGCCGCGCCGGACTCCCGTTCCAGGTGCTGTGATGGGGCCGGTATATCGCCTCTGCCGCCGTTGTGGGGAGCGGTGGAACGTGAGCTGCATCTACCCCGGTGAGAAAACTTACATATGCCCCCTCTGCGCCTGGAAAGCGCGGCAGGCGGTGAGAAAGGAGCGAACAGCATGAAGATACCGGAAACAATGAGCGTGTGGGAGGGTTGGAACAGATGGACAACCACACCTGCAATGTACGAAGCCCTGGCGGAGGAATGCACTGAGCTGGCTCAGGCCGCGCTGAAAATGGCGCGAGTGCTGAGGGCAGAAAATCCAACGCCGGTTTCCCAACAGGAGGCTTTCGAGATGGTCCGTGAAGAGCTTACGGACGTAGTTAGCTGCGCTATTGCCCTGGGGCTGGAGGTGGACGACGATCAGTCCGTTAGGAAGTTCCGGCGGATGCAGGAAAGGAGCGAAGGGCATGAGCGTTAGAGTGAACGGCTTCCGCATCCAGACCGAGGGCCATAGGCCCTGGATGTACGCCACGACGCCGGAGGATACCCCGGAGCGTCGAGGCGCGTACCACCACAAGGACAGGCCGGAAATCCTGGAAGCCTGCCTACACTGCCAGGCGGAAACCTGCAAGACAGGCCACTGCGCCACGCTGCAACGGATGGGCGTTGGAAAGACTTCCAGAGGCACCAGAGAGATGGTCAAAATCCCGATGCCGAAGGGATTCAAGAGGGCGTTCAAGGGGAACACACTGCAAGCCCTGGCGAAGCGCTACGGGGTTAGCGTAAATACTGTGATCCGCTGGAGGGACGAAGCTGGCCTTATCTCAGTACAAGGGCCAAGGAAGGGGGTGAAGTGATGCCCAAGCAAAGCACTCCCACGCCCGACAAGCGGACGCAGGGCCGCCCGTACTACGTTGGCATTGCTCTGGATGCGGAAGAGTTCGAGTTCATCCTGAACATAACAGCAAAGCTGGGAATGAACCGAGCGCAATACATACGCTATCTTCTCCATCGTGAGAAGGAAAGCGAATTGCTTAACGAAGTCGGCCTTGGCTATTTCGTGTGATCTATCAGGAGGTATCATAATGAAAGAGAAAAAGAACCCACCCCAGAAGAAAGCTTCCCATGCCACCGTCAAGGTGAGCAAGAAAAACCCCACCACCAACTATCCCCGCGACAGCCATAGAGCGTTCTGCAATCGCTGTTTTTATGGCAACCACCGCCGCTGCCCTATTACCGGGCGTAACAGCACCAAGCGGTGCAGACTGTGAGGGTTGCATGGAGTTCAAACGAATCAGCAAGCGAGACTATTACCTGTTCATCGCCCGCGCTGTCGCCCGCCGTAGCACCTGCATCCGCCGCCACTATGGCGCGGTGATCGTCAAGGACGACAGGATCATTAGCACCGGCTACAACGGCGCGGCCAGAGGCGAACCGAACTGCTGTGACGTGGGGACGTGCTGGAGAGCCGCCCACAACATCCCACATGGTCAGCAATACGAACGCTGCGTTGCAGTCCACGCCGAGGACAATGCCATTTCCCAGGCTGGCCGGGAGGCCCTGGGCGCGACCCTGTATCTGTGGGGTGAGGACGCCCAGGGGAACGAGATCCCCGCTGCCCCTTGTATGATGTGCGCCCGGAAGATCAAAAACGCTTTGATTGCGGAGGTGGTCGGCAGTGGATATTAAGAAACTGTCCGAGCCTGAGCTGAAAGCGTTGGCCCTGCGTAAGAACTCACAGGGCTGCGCCACAGCTGCCGCGCTCAAGGCCCAGGCTATTCTCTACGAGCGCCTGCACTGGCCTAGCTATAACGAGCTGCTGTCCAGGGGGCTGGATCGCGATGGGAACCACTACACTAAAAAGGGAGGATCGGAAAATGGTTGAAAAATCTATCACTTGCGCCCAGCTCAGCGAGTTGGAACGTGCAGGAACCGATAGCTATCACAGACTGCTTGAGGACTACACTGGGATCAAGGCTGTTAGACATGATGTGTATCTGTATTACGATGCCAAGGGTAGATATGTCGGAGACAGTGACAATACCCCGTTGGCTTGGATGCTAAAGAGGGCTGGCGTGGAGATTAAGGGGGGGGAGAAATGAAGAACCTGCACACCCTGGACAAATACAGGGACACGCAAACTGAGCGAGACTACTACCACCGCCGGGGCGATTCCGGCAATGGTGCTTTCAAGGTGTATATCAACGGAAGATCGTTCTTCTGTGTCGCCAGCAACGGTGGAGGGTGGGAGCACGTCAGCGTGAGTCCCTGCAACCGCAAGCGGGCAACGCCGCCCACCTGGGCGGAAATGTGCGAGATCAAGCACATGTTTTTCGAGGACGAAGAGGCCGTGGTACAGTTCCATCCACCGCGCAGCGAGTATGTGAACATCCATCCGTACTGCCTGCACCTCTGGCGGCCAACGTCGCAGGAAATGCCCAGGCCGCCCAAAAAATTTGTGTGAAGGGAGGGCTGACAGATGAGATGCGAAAAATGTGGCCGCGAGTTTGAGGAGCTCGATGTTAACACGTTCGCACGAGATGGAAGTAACTACAAAGCCCGGTGCGAGGTTGGCGTTTACGCAAACGAAGCTGTAGCAGTCGAAACCACTCAAAATTGGTGCGGCTACGAGCTGACGGAGGAAGAAATGATCGACACAATCACCTGCCCACACTGTGGGAAGTTTCCGTTTGAGAGCACGGAAATCTACGTCTACGACATCGTGCGGGTGGTGATGTTCAGAAAGGTGGATAAAACCGCCGAAGATTTTTTGTGTGATATGGGGGTGAAATGATGCGACTTGTCGATGCTGATACAGCCAACATCTGGCTTAATGCGGAAGCGTGTGAGCAAATCAAGCGCATGCCTACCGTGGACGCAGAACCTGTGCGGCAGGGGGAATGGTGTTGGGTGCACAAACTAAAAGGGGGGTTTGAGCATTACACAGGGCGAGAGGCGAATCCGGGAACGGAATATCCGGAGACATACACCATAAGACGGGATGAACGCAGAGAAGTTGATGAACCGTACTGTCCGTTTTGTAAGAAGCTGAACGAATCTGTTTGGTTGAATTTTTGCCCAAACTGTGGCGCAAAGATGGGGGTATCAGATGACTGAACTAAAACCATGCCCATTCTGTGGTGGGACCGGGGAGCGGTGGAACGTTGTTTCGACCAGTAAGAAGCGCCCCTTGTCGTGGGTGAAATGCAAGCTGTGCGGCGCTACTACGGCGTCTTACGGCACAGAAGAACAGGCGGTAAACGCCTGGAATAGGAGGACGCATGACAAGAGCTGAACAATGGCGGCCAATCCCTGGCTTCGGTGGCTGGTACGAGTTGTCCAGGCACGGAGAAATCCGTTCCTGGTGTGTTACTGGCCCTAGAAAAAAGCGCCGGGACGAGCCTCTGATCCTGCGGCCATTTATGGCCCTGCACAAACGGACGCCAGAGCTGCAAATCACGCTTATGCGCAAGACGTATAGCGTGAAAATCTTAATGCGAGACATTTGGATGGCTGGCCCAAAACCTGGTATGCGAGTAACTTTCATTGATGGGGACCGCACAAACTGTGCTTTACACAATCTGCGATATAGCCCCGTCGAAGAGGTCCGCACAAACCCACAGAACAGATGCCCCATTGCGAAATGCAAGCCGTGGGGGACTGTGATCGCCTATTACCGCAGCATGGCCGAAGCTGCCGAGAAAAACCACATCTCCCGCAGTGGGATGCAGAAACGAATAAACAACGAAACTCTGGCCGATGGCGTAGTTTTCCGCCGGGCCAGTGATTTGGAGGGTAAATGATGAAAAATCGCGTACATAAGATGCTGGAAGCTCTGAACGCTTGCTCTGGCCGTTCTTGTGGCCTCTGCCCCTACACCAGCCCCCGAACAACTGCCTGCGAAAGGATGCTCAAGGACGATGCAGCCGACCTAATCTCAGACCTGTGGGGAATCATCTCCCAGCCCGTGCAGAACGCGCCGCAGGCGTCGCAGATTGAAACTAGGGCCTCTATCCTTGAGAGCGCCCGCAAATGTGTCTGCGGTGAACGAGAGGGGCAGTACGGGACCCCGGAGGATAGCTTTTCTGCCATTGCTAGGCTCTGGTCGGCCTACTGCCAGGATAGGGATTTCTCCGGTGACGACGTGGCCTGCATGATGGCCCTACTGAAAATCGCTCGAATCATCTACAACCCTGAGCACATGGACTCGTGGGTCGATGGGTGTGGCTATCTGGCCTGCGGTGCCGAGATCGCAGCGCGGCGAGCCAGCAAAAAGCTGGAGGGCGTGTGAATGAACAAGTTTATGAGCAGAAAAGCAATATTTATTGGGATGACGCTTTTCATCGACGTTTTGTGGCTTCTTGGGATCGCAGCGCCTCAAACGGCGTGTATTGCATCCCTCTACGGACTGCTTTACAACGTCATGGAGAAACGGGATGACTAAAAAGCGATATATCAAGTTGCTCATGGCCCAGGGCCATAGTAGGAACTACGCGAACGAGTGTGCGAAGGAGGTAGCCGACGCAGGCGGCAGATGCAGCTATGAGGAAGCCTACACCCTTGCCTATGCCCTGGATCGCACTAACTGGATTTCTGCTGCACACCAGCTGAGCGAGGTGATTGAAAGCTTCACGGCCAGTATGACTAAGGTCGTAAATGCGGTAGCGGCTGGAATCGCAGCGTTTGGCAAAGCGTTCCGGGATGCCTACGAAAATGGATAA